TTCCCAGTCTTTAGCATCTTCTTTTGCTTGAACTTGGTTGATTAGGTCCATCATATCAACGTAATCAGATAACTTTAACGTTAAAAAGTCATCATTTACCTCGTAAAATACTCCATCTCTTTCGATATGTGTAGGTAATTCACACGCAGGTAAGCCGTTAGCAAACGCTAATACTCTATCTACATTGGCGAATAACTCAGCCTTATGTGGTTTAGCCCACATTTCAGAAGATACGCCCGTAAGAGCTTGATATATATCTTCTTTCTTACCTTCCTCAACTGATTTAAGGTAGGTAATGAACTCTTTAAAAGTGTAATCATTCCAACTTTTACCAATTCTTCCTTTGATCTTCTCTTTACCGTATTTTACGTTTATAGGTATCTTCATTAAAAAGGGCTCATGTATTGTTTACGTTCTCCGTCAAACTCTGGATAGTCTTCTTTGTTATCGCAAATATATTGTTGGATAGCATTGTAAGAATCTAGTGCTTGATTGTGTTTTATTATCACTCCGTTTTTATAAGCGGGTAAATTTTCACCAGATTCAAATAGATTCTGTGAATTACCGTTAAAGTTGTTTTTAAAGTTCTGTTCTTTAACAAACTCTGTATAAACTAGCCCCTTTAAAACGTCTATAATACCTTTGGAATTAATTATTCTATTGCAGCTAGATTTAAAATAAAGAGGGTTAAATATCTTAGCAAACCTAAGAGTAGTAGGTATCTTTGCATCTTGGTTAAGGTCAGCTATAAACAAATCGCCTAACTCAATACCCAAAAGTTGGTATATAAACTTTCTTTCATAGTCGTTTATGTACTCTTTTAGGTCGTGTCTAGTTATGTCATTGTCATTGATAACATATTTACCCTCATCAAAATCGTAATCTGTAATAACTAAACCCATATTTTCTTTGGTTATTTTCTAAAAATACAAAATTATATTCTTTAATACGAAAAAAGAGTGAACAAACGCCCACTCTTTTAAACCACATTATGAAAGAAAACTATTTAACTAATTACTAAGGTACATCATTAACAATATCTGCGCTAGTCATTGAGTTCATCACAAAAATACAATTAGCTTGAAAGCCTACATCAAACAAGTATGGGTATTGATCACCGTCACCCATACGCCACCAATGCTCTGGCTGTGTCCCTAAGTTCATTAAATCAACCGCTGAACCTCCGTTATAAATGTCAGAAGATAAAGAACTCACATCATCATTCCATATCGCTAGTTCATCAATACGGCAATTATTACGCAAAGACTGACCGTTATTAAACCTACCTACTCTAAGGTTTTGAGGTTGTATACTTCCTGTATAACCAAAATTGCTATTGGTTCTAAGATTACTAGCACTAACATCTACACCATCAATAAAGGTTTTGAATCTGTTATAATAGTTGTTTACTGATCCACTATTAGCACCTGTTGTACCTCCATCATACGTTACTAAAACATGATGCCATTGACCTACTGTAAAGGTAGCCGCTTGTGTAAATAGGTTTATTCTATTGTTGTTACTGCCATATCTAAACTCTAACCTTTTAAATGCGTTTTGACCATTGTACTTTATTTGTATGTAACCTTGATTAGTTACATCTTGATTACCAAAGTAAAAAATAGTCTGACTAGCATTAGTTGCTGTTCCTGGTTTAAACCAAAACGCAATACTCCAGGCATCACTAAGGCCCGATCCGTTACCTGTTCTTCCTAAAGTATTTTGAAGTATACCCGCATTAGCACCTAGCCAATCATTATTATTAAAGTTTACACTTTTAGTATTTGCAAATGCAGGGCTACCAACTGATAACTCTATTATTTGCGAGTCTTCACCGTTGTAATTAATAGCCTTAACAGGTATTGCGTATTCTCCTGTAGTTAAAGAAGAACCGCCTATTAACTTTCTTACATTACCATCCACTGTAGTAACTCCTGGAACGTTTGATAAGTCCCACTCATAACCAACGCCCAAAGTTGCTGTAAGCTCATAGTTTAATATCTCGCCTTGCGTTAAACTAATACCCAAAGGGCTTGTAATTGTTGGAGGGTCTGCGCTAGGTGTCCCCGATGTTTGGAATATAGCGTTTAATTCGTTACAGACGTCCGTAGCATCACCTGGATAAGGGTTATCATTCTCATCTACAAACTCCGTATGTAAGGCGTTTGAAACTATCTCAAAACTCTTTGCTAGGTCTTCTATTTGTACTAAGTTATTACCGTTTATAGTAGCCTGTAAACTGTTAAGAAACTGCGCCCCGTTTGCATCTTCAATGAATATACTGTTTGCAGACTGATCTTTAAAAACTTTTATTGTAGACATAATTACACTTTTCTTTTTATTAATTGAATTACACTACCTGCATTTAATAGAGTGCCATTTGTGGATAGTCTAACCTGTAATGAAATAGGGTTAGTTCTTGTGTTTTCGTCACCCATGTAGATTAAGTCAGTACCTAGATTAAATCTATAATCAATACCGCTACCGTTATCTAATCTACCCTTAATAGTTTCTAAAACATATTCACCACCATTACCACCTAATCCATATCTAAACTCTAGCAATGCGTTGTTAGTGTTTGGGTTTACTTTAAAATCATTTCTAATAATGATAGTATCACCTAATACTAATTCTGTTGGATCAATAGCACCTGTAGAAACGTCCATAAATTCAGTAATACCTTCTGGTGCATAAGTCTTATTTGTAAACGCTCCTGCACCGTTGTTAGGTATAATGGTCCAAGTGTCAGCTACTAAGTTTATTGACCCTGTGGTGTCGTTGTAGTCTATAAAACCTTGTGCATCTACTAGACCGCCACCGCCCCCACTGTTATCTAAAAAAAAAATTGCCCCTAGTGCAGTATCTAATTGTGTTGCTGTGGTGCTACCCGCACCTACACCCAGTATTGTATCTTCGTCTAGGTTTATTTCAATGTCTGTAAGTTGCGCTGAGTTGCTCCTTATCTTTAATATGTTGTCATTTGATTCGTTAGGTATAATTAACTCTACGTCATTTTTACCTGCTCTGTATGATTGGCCTTTATACTTTATAACAAAAGATTTACCATCATCAATAAACTCGTAAGTAGTAGCCATTTTTAACTTGGTTTATTAGTTCTTGGTTTACGTTTTCTTTTAGGTGTTGGTTTCTCTTCTCCCTCTTTATATACTAAACCTTTAGCTATAAGGACTTTTGCAGATGCTTCTGATACATCATAATTTTTACCTTCTATTATATTCTCTTTTCCTAAACCTATAACCACCATGATAACACTTTTAAAATTAAATAAAGGGGACTAATTAAAGCCCCCTTTTGTTATTTATGCTGCTGTAATAGCTGCGATGTCTGTAGCAAAATCACCCGCTACAAATGCAGTTCTATCGTTAGTCTCAACAACTGCTGCACCTCTCCACTCTGCTCTAATAGTCTTGAAGTTCTTAACAAAGTTATCAGCGTTATAACCGATCTCAATAGTTAAGGCTTGTTTAGTCCAAAGAGTAGATAAACCGAAGTCTCCTACTACGTACTCACCAGGAGCAACTAAGTTAGAAACAACTACAGGTGTACCATCAATAGATAAAGTTTCACCAGAGATTAAAACTCTTTCTACGTATCTTCTATCTGTAGCAGATACCTTGATAGTTTTCATTACTGCTACGTCTGTAGGGTTCATGATGATAGCTGTAGGCATTGATTGGTTAGCTAATTGAATCTGATTCTTAGCAACTACAATTACATCTACAATATTTGCGTTCTCTACTTCGTTTGCTTGACCTGTAGCAAAAGTTGCAGGATCAAATGCAGAAGCAATATTTCTAATACCGTTAAGGTTAGTAGTACCGTTACCGCTGTAATAACCTAACTCAACTGCTTGAAGTAACTTTTCAGTTAACTTAGTTCTAATCTTAGATTCCATTTGTGCAGGATCATCTAACAACTCATCAGTAATAGTAATGAATGCAGTAATCTTTTGCACCTTTTCAGAACCTACCAATAAATCAAAATCAATCTGATTTTTAAGCTGTCCTTCTGCTGTTGGTCCTGCTGTTCCATCTTCGTTAGCTTCATAAACCCAATCAATAAGGTTAGAATCTACAGTAGCTTTTACAGGTAAATCTAACAATCTAGTTTCTCTCTGTGGTAGATCGTTAAAACCTGGTATTCTATAAGCCTGTGGAACTTGACCTGTAACATTGTCCCCAAAAGACATATCACCAGCAGCTTTAAGCTCAATCTTTACGTTATTCATTCCAGAAGATGAACCTTTAAGAGTTGATAATTCAGCTCTTTTACCTTCTAAGATTGATTTTAAAGACTCTTGAGATACATTTGCAGTTTCTCCTTTTTGTAGTTTAGTCAATGCTACGCCTTGCTCTTTTAATGCTTCATTAAGACTCTTTAACTGCTCATCTTTGATAGCAAGAACTGCCTTAGACATTTCAGCAATAGCCTTAGAGTTTTCACCCTCAGCGTCTTTTAGTTCGTTAAATGCTTTTACATTTTCAGCGTTTAACTCGTTGAACTTTGCAGCTTTTTCTTCTGCGCTATATCCCTCAAATACATCTTTAGAGATACCTTTTTCTGATAAATAAACGTCAATCGTTTTCATCTTAAATTAA